ACCGGCGCGGCTGGAAATACCGGCGGCACAGGGCAAACGGGGACCGCAGGCGCCAATGGTGCGACGGGATCGACCGGAGGCACTGGAAACACTGGCGGGACCGGTGGGACGGGGGCCACGGGACAGACGGCGAATACGGGCGCCACAGGGCCAACGGGAGCGAATGGCAATACCGGAGGGACGGGAGGCACCGGGGCAACAGGACAAACGGCGAACACCGGAGCAACCGGGCCAACCGGAGCAACGGGTAATGATGGGCAGACGGGAAACACCGGAGGTACGGGCAATACCGGCGCGACGGGTTCGGGCGCAGCCGTCAATATGCAGGACTTCACCGGAACGCCGACCGGTGGCGGATTCACGACGTACAGCTACACGCAGCCGACGGGCGCGACGGCGATGATGATTATCGCCATTGGCGGTGGCGGTGGCGGGGGTGGCGGCGGGGCCGGACTCAACAAAGGTGGCGGTGGTGGCGGCGCTGGTGGCACGCGCGTCGATCGCGTCTATGCCTTCCATGATGTCGGCTCGGCGTTCACCGTCATTGTGCCCAACGGGGCGACCGGGGGCACCGGTTGCAATGCTGGCGGCGTCACTGGCAACTATGGACAAAACGGCGCCTTGGCGCAGGTAACCGGGACAAGCTTCGGTCATCTTGCCGGCGGCGGCGGAGGCGGAATGCGCGGGGGCACGAGCCTGATCGCTGGATCATCGTCAGCCGGTGTCGCGGGGAATGGCGGTACAGGAAGCGCGCAGGGTATTCCGCCAGCGACTGCCGGGCAGACGGGGATAGGAGGGCAAGGCGTTTCGACCCCGGCGACCGCAGGGGCGCAGGGACCGAATGCTGAAAATTCCGGCGCGGCGGGCGGACAGACCGTCGTGACCGCAGCGGCGGTTGGCGCGGGCGGGAGTTCCTTTTTCTCCGCTCCTGGTGGTGGCGCGGGCGGCGGTTGCTCGGGTCCGACCGGCGGTGCGGGCGGTTCCCCGCAATCGATGATCGCTGGAGGCGGTGGAGCGGGTGGCACGGGCGGCGCAGGTTCCGGCAATGCCGGCGTCGGCGGCTCGACGGGAACGGATGGATATTGCGGCCAAGGTGGTGGCGGCGGTGGCGCGGCAACCGGATCGGGTTCGATCGGCGGGACCGGCGGCAAGGGTGGATACGTTGGGGCGGGTGGTGGTGGTGGCGGGTGTAGCGGGACCGGCGCAACAGGCGGAGCAGGCGGCGCAGGAGCACCGGGTTTTGTGCGGATCATCGCGTGGTAACGGCTTTTCAAACGAACGATTTTGAAGGATTCCAGATGGCACAAGTCACGGTCTATGCGGATCAAGGGATAACGGTTGATGTCGTTGCCGGCACGCCGCCGGTCGATCAGACGGCAGAGGTTGCTGCGCTGACGCAACAGGTCGCCGATCTCACCGCAGCGAATGCGGCGTTGCAAGCCAAGATCGACGCCGCCAAGGTTCCGGCGGCAGCTACGGTGACCGCGCTCGCGTGACAGGTCGAGTCACAATTTACGATGGGGGCTATACGGTCGAGGTGATCGTGCGCCCTGTCGATCCGACCGGCGTTACCGGCCCGACCGGCTCCACAAGCGCAACCGGCGCCACGAGCGCAACCGGCGCGACCTCGGCTACGGGTTCGACGGGGGCCACAAGCGGGACCGGAGCCACGGGAGGATTGCCGCCGCCGAAAGGTGTGTATCCGGATCGCTTCCCCATGTTGACCGATCAGGAGTACCCGTTTTGTGATGAGAAGGACCGTCCGAATGTGACGGAGATTCCTCCCGGCGCCACATGGTTCACCACGTTCAATTCTCAAACGACCTACCCCTCCCGCGTTCCGGGCGCCTATTTCTACGACGCCAATGCTCGAGTTCCGTGGCGGCGCGAGGGCGGGGATTGGTATGACGATTCCGTACCTCCGGTGCGCTGGGGCACGACGCCCTACGCCGTCGCGACCGCATCGACGGCAAAGATGCCGGGGCCGATCGCTTGGGATGTCACGGCGCTCGTCAACGAATGGGTGACGAAGGTTTACCGCAATGCCGGATTCATGCTGATTGGCGCGAACAATTCCACGACCGTATTCGCCTCGCGTTGGTCGACCGTCGCTCCGGTTCCACAGTTGATCGTGAACGGCACGCCGGTTGCCACGCTATGCCGCAGCATCGAGATTCAATCGGGCGGAACGTCTTCGCTGGCAGAAAATGCGGAGATGAAAGTCGCCGCCGGATCGCGCGTGCTGGTCTGGTTCGACCTGTCGCAAGTCGTCCGGCCAATCACCACTGCTACGCTGCAATTGCAGGCGCTGCGGCAGACCGGGGCCGCGACCAATCCGGTCAATCTCTACCGGCTCGCCAATCCGCAAGACCCGGAGGATCGCGATTTCCCGATCGGTCCGATCGTGATGGGGCTTGCTGCGAATTACGATCGAGACATCGCCATTGAGTCCGATCCGAATGTGCTATTCGTGCAGAAGTTCGCGAACGCCAATTTTGACGATATCTGGCTTCCCGGCCCGACCTCGACCTCGCCGCTCACCGGGCGGCAGCTTTGCACGGCGCCGGATACCAACGGATTCACGCCGGCCGCCGGCATCTATAACGGCCTGCGAATCTTTTTGAAGACGGGCAACAACGGAGTCTTCGGCGCGCACTGGTCGCCCAATCGCGGGACGTATCCAGGCGGCAGACTGAAGGCGCCGCAGGATTGCGAGGAATTGTTCGCTCGATACCTGCTGATGTGGGGTCTCGATTGGGATGTGGTTCCCGATGGCGGCAAGATGCCCGGCTGGGATGGACGCTACACGCAACTCGGCACGCGCAGCGGCTGGCCCGTGGTTCACGAAGTCCCCGGCATGGGCCGGGGGAATGGCGGAACGGGCAGCGATGGCTTCACCGGGTGGAGTGCGCGAGGGAATTACGACAATTTCCCGCGTGGCGATATCCCGACCGCAAACTTCCGTGGGCTGGGGCAGAACGACATCTATCTCGCGGGCGTGCCCACATTCGGGCCGTCGTGGCCGTTCGATCAGCATTACCTCGGCTTGATGCGCAAGGGCGAATGGAACTGCATCGAGACGCACATCAAGATGAACTCGGTGGACCGTCCTGACCAAAAGCAACGCCGAATTATCTCGCTGACCTGGGCCGCGGACGCGACTTCGCCGACCGGCAAAACGGCGACGGCGGTCCTTGCCGCACCGGAATCCGATCCCCTCTACGCAACCGGGCAGGTATGGTTCATCGCCGGCGTCGCGCACAGTTACACCTATCCCGACACCGATGCGGCGTATCAGGGACGCTTCCCGATCACTGTCAAGAATTCCACGACGTTCACTTATCCGATTGTCGGCATGAAGATCGCGCCGGGCGAATGTCCTAGCGCAGGTACGCCGACCGGTAATTGCTGGCTCACTTGCGCGCCGACCCAAGGCAATCCGGACGGCATTTTCGAGGCGCACGTCAACGGCCGCCTTGCGATGTATCACGGCGACGTGCTGTGGCGCCACAATCGCTGGCTGACGGACGGCTCGGCCTTCAACGCCATCGATAACTGGTGGGCGATTCTGTATCACGGGGGCGGCACGGCATCGGCGGTCGATGCCTCGTGCTACCTGTCGAATATCGTCGTCGCGAAATCGCGCATTGGCCCGATGGTCGTCCAATGAACCCGACTATCTACGCCGAGGATTGCACCGTGGAAGTCTTCACCAATACGCCGACCGTCGACCCCGCATGGCTCAAAGGCCAGCCAATCAATCAGTGGATTGCGATTGCGGGCACGGACATGAACTTGATGACGGTTGCGGAATTGCAGCCGGTCATCGCTGCCGGTCTATGCGACGCCAACGGCGTAACAACGCAATTCGGGCGCCCGAAGCAGGGCATCTACGCCTACAGCGGCGGCACGATCCGCAAGGCCGGAAGCGAAATGCTCGTCTTCGGCGGCGGTGGGGCTGGAGCCTGGGCCGGCAACGAATTGCGCGGCCTGCGGCTCGAGGATGACGCTCCGCGCTGGCGCATCCGTTCCACGCCTTCCCCGGCGAGCGCGGTATGGTCGAATGTGACCGGCAATCCCGAAAAGCTTACGTCGCACGACTACATGAAGGACGGGCGCCCCAATGCGCGCCACTCCTATCAGCAACCGCAGTTCATTGACTCGCTCGATCGGTTCATATCCTTTGGCTGCCGCAACGTGTGGGAAAACGACAGCAGCACGGTAAACAATCCGGTGGACGGAATGCCGTGGGGCGGTGAATGGCTCCCGCAGGGCACCTTCCCGCACCTGCCTACGCCGCCGGAAACTGATGCGACGTGGTGCATCAAGAACACGAACACGGAAGCGATTTACAGTGCCACGGGATCGGCAATCTATCAACTCCTGCCGCCCTATACGGGCGCATGGACGGTACTCATCAGTCGCGCCGATCATTCCAGCGTGCCGAGCGCGGGCGTGGGCCGTGCGCTGATGTCGTTCGACTCGATTAACAATCGGATGTGCCGCATCGGTTGGGGCGCGCAGGGAACGCACCAGTATTCCATGATCGACCTCAATGGCGCGAAGGCGTGGACCGATTGCGGCCTCGTCGGGCCGGAAGCCGCGGCGATTGGCACATCGGGCAACGGTTGCGGACTGATTTTCGATCCCGGCATCGGCAAACATCTGTACTTCAAGGACGATGGATTCGTCTATGCGCTGGATTGGGCCGGGACCGCATGGAACGTCGCCCACTTGCCGCTGATCGGCAGCGGGCCGCTTGCCAATGCTTCGCAGATCGCCGGCTCGACACCGGCCGCGGTGTGGACTCGATTCCAGTATGTCCCCAACCTGCGCGGCTTCTGTCTGTTACAGGCGTATAACAAGCCGGCCTATTTCGTGCGGACGATTCCATGACCATCCGCACGACAGCGTTCCAGGCGAGCGCATTCCAGTTAACCGGCTTCCAGATCGCGACAGCGGTCGGAACCGGAGACCTGCCGCCTTGGATTCTGCGCTATCTGCGCACGCGGGCGGTCGCGAGGCCCAAGCGGCAGCCGGAACCGTTGCCGGCAGAGATAGAGGCATTGCTTGCCGAGATGCGGCGCCCGGTCCTCCCCGAACCGGCGCGCGTAAATCTCGTTTCGTTGGCAGCGGCGGCCGAGCGCGCACGGGCGGAAGCCAAGCGCCTCGCCGCCGTAGCCGCGGAGAGAAAGCGGATACAGGAGGAGACAAAGCGGCTCGCCGATATCGAGCAGGCCGCGCTCGCCGCGATCATGGCCGAGCGGGCGCGAGTACAGGCCGAGATGATTGGCGCCGAACTGGCGCAGGCGCTGGAGTTCCAGCGGCTGGAGGATGAGCGGGTCGCCGCATTGGTGGCAGCAAGGCTTGAATCGGCCCGCCTGTCGTCGATCGACCTCGCGGCCATGCTCTCCTCTGCCCTCACCCGGCAGCGCGCCCAACAGGCCGAATTGGACCGTTTCATGGCCCTGATCGATGACCTTGACGACGATTGGTTGGATGCCGCATGAACATCCTCCTCGAAAAGCGGCAAACCCTGCTCCCGCTGAAAGCAAAGCGGCCGGTGATTGCCAAGCTGCGTGCCCACATGACGCGCACCGTCGCCGCGTTTCTGGAATCGCAGCCGAAGGAAATGGCTCGGCAGATCGGGCTGTTGCGGATGCGCCACCTTCGCAAAGCGGAATTGACGGAGGAGGAATTGCAGGCGATCGAAACCATCCTCGCCTCGGTGGACTTCGCCGGTTGGACGGTATTGGCCGGGGATGTCGAGCCGATCATGGACGAGATCGCGAAGGAGCAAGCCTATGCTGCGCTGGCTCAGGTCGGAATTGATGTCGAGGCGCGTCCGGAGGTTCGTGCGATCGTTGATGCGCGAGCAATCGAGTACGCGCGCGAGCGGTCGGCTGCACTGGTGGGAATGCGCCGCAATGAACTTGGGCGGATGGAGCCGAATCCGAATGCGGATTGGCAGATTGCCGAAAGCACCCGCGACTTCATGCGCGCCGATGTCGAAACCGCCATCGCCGATGGCTGGTCGAACGACCGCCTCGCGACGGCGCTTGCTGAAAGCTATGGCTTCTCGAAAGATCGCGCGATGACGATTGCGCGCACCGAAACGAACTTCGCGGCGAGTCAGGGCGCCTTGGAAGGCTACAAGGCGTCCGGCGTCGTCGAGGGCAAAGTGTGGCTGACGGCCGAGGACGATCTGGTCAGCGAAGAATGCCAGGAGAATGGCGATGCCGGAGTGATTGGCCTCGACGAAGACTTTCCGAGCGGGGACGACGCGCCGCCCGTTCATCCGAATTGCCGCTGCGCAATAGCGCCAGTGGTCGACTTTGATATGCCAGCCGCGGCAGTCGCGGCAGAAACCGAGGGATCAGAATGAATATCTTTGCGCGATTGATGAAGGTGGACGAAGCGCGCCGGACCGTCATCGGCCGCGCAATCGAGGAAGTCGTCGACAAGTCGGACGAGATTTTCGACTATGCGACCAGCAAGCCGTTTTTTGAGGCGTGGAGCAAGTCATTCTCCGATGTGACCGAGGGCAAGTCGCTGGGCAATCTGCGCGCCATGCACGGCAAGATCGCGGCTGGCAAACTGACCGGGATCACCTTTCAGGATGCGTCCAAGGCCATTGACATCGAGGCCAAGGTCGTCGATGACGCGGAATGGGCCAAGGTGCTGGAAGGCGTTTACACCGGCTTCTCGATCGGCGGCAAGTACGTTGGCGACCGGAAGACGGAAAAGGTCAACGAAAAGGACGTGAAGCGATACACGGCTGATCCGGCGGAAATCTCTCTCGTTGACAATCCGTGCGTCCCGACCTCGACCTTCTTCCAGGTCATCAAGGCCGATGGCACGACGGCAGAAAAGGCGTTCCGGCCTCCCGCGCTGGAGGTTAGCGGAACGGATGAGGATGTCGCCGCCTTCGCTGATTTGCTGCGCGTCAGCGGCAAGAGCGTGAAGGATGCGGTCGAGATTCTAAAGCGTGACTTCTCGCAAGCCGAGCGCGACAAGGCAGCCGACAGCGGCGCGGCAATGCCGGATGGATCGTTCCCGATCAAATCAGTCGCCGACTTGCACAACGCGATTCGGCTCGCCGGCAACGCCAAAGACCCCGCGGCAGCGCGGGCGCACATCAAGAGTCGCGCCAAGGCGCTCGGCGCCGAGGATCAGATTCCCGACACTTGGAAGCTGACCGATTCCACGCTCGTCGATGCCATCGAGGCGGCGGCGCAATGCGCGGACTTGCAGAAGCGCGCGACGGATGCGGCGACGGTCGTCGATCTGTTGAAGGTCAGCGAAGGCGTGCTGTCGGATGAGGAGCGGGCCGTCGCTAAGACGACGGACGATCTGCGCGCGGCGATCATCGGTAAAGCCCGCATGACGCAGGCGCATCAGGACAAGATTCAAGCGATCCACGACCACGCGACCAGCATGGGCGCGGATTGCGATGGCGACACCGACAAGGCGCACAAGGCCGCGCCTGACGCTATGCTGGAAAAGAAACTGACGGAGGCTATGGCTCGCATCGAGAAACTTGAATCGCAGCCGATTCCGTCGATCACTACTCTCCGCATGGTCGCCAAACCGGTGACCAAAGAACAGGACCAGAAACGAAACACCGTCACGGTTACGGACCCGAATACCGTGGAACTGCTGCCCGCCGATCTGATCAAGAACGCCGATGGCAGCGTAGACACTTATATGTCGCGCGTTATGAAGGCGCGGCGGCTCGATCAACAGGCGCGCGAAAGCGCATCCAAATAATCCCAACCTAACCGCAATCCAGACGGGAATTTTGAATCATGGAAAAGATCGTAAGTCATAACGTGCAGCAACTGTTCAAGGGCGCCGGCATCCAGTGGAAGCCCGGCGTCAACCCCGATGAGGCGATCAGCCTCATCCGGGATTCGGTATCGACTCCGCTGTCGCCGGAAGTGATGAAGGCTTTCGTGCAGCCGGGTTCCGCAACGTCGGGCCTCGCGCAATACGACTTGGAGCAAGGCGCGCGGCTCCTGTACCCGATTACCACGATCTTCCGCAATATGATTCCGCGGTTGACCGGTGGCACGGGTATCCAGGCGAACTGGCGTGCGCTGACCGCGGTCAACCCCGGCAACCTCAACATCGGATTGTCGGAAGGACATCGCGGCGGGTTCATGGGTCAGACGGTCGTGGACAAGTTCGCAGCGTTCAAGACCTCGGGCATGGACAACTACGTTACCGAGCAAGCCTATCTTGCGGCGGTGACGTTCCAAGACCTGATGGCGCTGGCCGCAACGACCACGCTGCAAGGCACGATGGAGCAGGAAGAGAAGCTGGACATCGGCGGCAATTCGTCGATCCTGCTGGGCACGCCGGTAACGCCGACCCAAGGCGCGACCGCTGCCACTGGCGGTTTCCTGTCCGATGGCACGACCTATAGCGTCATCGTGGTCGCGCTGACTTACCTCGGCATGGTCAATAGCGTTGCGCCGACGGTTTCTGGCGCGGGCGTTCTTTCCGGCGGTCAAGTTGCGCTGCCGTATGTCCGCACGAATGCCGACGGGTCGACCGACAACGTGCAAGGCTTCAGCGGGATTCAGTCCGCAGCGAGCGCGGCGATCACGTTGAGCGGCGGCGGTTCGACGCAAGTGCTGAACGCAAAGACGACCGCCGTCAATGGCGCGATCGGCTATGCGTGGTACATGGGATTGACGGCCGGAACCGAGCGGCTCGTGAAGATCACGGGCTACCCGACGGCGACCATCACCAATACCAACAGCACGGGACAACTCGCGACCGCGCTCCCGGCATCCGATACGTCGACTTTCTCGCTCAACTACGACGGCATCTTGACGCAGATTCTCGCGTCGGGTTCGGGTGCCTACGTCAAAGACCTGGGCGGCGCAGCGCTGACGACATCGGGTTCTGGCTCGGGCGGCATTGCCGAAATCGATACCTTGATCGCCGACCGCATCAGCAATTACCGGCTCGTGCCGACGGACATTTTCTGTTCGCCGACCGATCAGGCCGCGATCTCCGCGACCATTATGACCGGTAACACCAACCTCGCGCCGTTCATCATGTCGGGCGCGAGCGAGGACGGGCTGGCCGCAGCGGTGCAGTTCAAGGTCTACAACAACAAGGTGGGATACGGGACGCCGCAGCTTGAAGTCCACGCGCACCCATTCATCCCGGCCGGTACGATGATTTTCTACAGCCGGACGAATCCCTATCCGCTGTCGAACGTGCCGAACCTGATCCGCAAACTTTGCCGGCGCGATTACTGGCAGGTGGATTGGCCGGTCGTCACGTTGCAGCGCACGCTCGGCGTGTATTTCGACGCCGTGTTGCAAATGTATTTCCCGCCCGCGTTTGGAGTTATCACGGGCATCAAGTCTTAAGCTTCTTGGCAGTCCCCGGCGCATGGCATCGCGCCGGGGTTTTTGAGGAAACAAATGCAACCGGGTGATCTCACGACTCTCGCGAACGTCAAGCAGTGGCTGAACCTTGGCGCCGCTGCGATTGCGGGCATCACGAATGCGAATCCTGCCGTCGTGACGCTGACGCAGGGGAGTGGTTTTGTAACCGGTCTGCCGGTGCAGTTCTCGGATATTGTCGGCATGACCGAAATGAACGGATTGACGCTGCCGGTGACGGTGCTGACCTCCTCGCCGGCCACGTTCTCGGTTCCTGTCGATTCCGGCGCCTTCGGGACGTATGTATCCGGCGGTTTCGCGAGTGTGTCTGATCCGCTAGTGGAACGGCTGATAAGCGCGGTATCGACCTACATCCAGACTTGGATGAACCGCACGGTACGCAATCTCGACTATTCGGAAATGCGCGACGGACTCGGGCAAGCGACGATGATGTTCCGCAATTTCCCAGTCACTTCTGTCGCGTCATTGACCATCGATGGCACGCCGATCCTGCCGCGCGTGCCGTTGGCGCCAACGGTGACCTTTTCGCAAGGCTGGGGCTATGTGTTCGATGACGTTCACATCATGCTGTCCGGTGCGCGGTTCTGCCGTGGCTTTCAGAATGTGGGCCTCGCCTACGCGGCCGGTTTCCTGATCGCTGATGAAGCGCAGACGGTTCCGATCCTGGGGCCGTTTATCTGCACGACGTTTGCGCGCTGGTCAGCCGGAGACCGTGGCGTGACCTACAGCAACGGAACGCCGCTTGTCGCCGTCGCCTCGTCGCCTAATCAGGGGCAATACTCGGTTGATGGGAGCGTGTATACCTTCAACGCGCTCGACGCCGGAGCGGCGGTGCTGATCTCTTACGGATACGTTCCGTATGATCTGGAGCAGGCCGCAGTCGACATGATTGGAGATTGGTTCAAGTCAAAAGACAGGATCGGCAAACTGTCGGAAGCGATAGAGGGGCAATCCATTACCTTCACCAACCAAGCGATAACGGCGCGGGCGCAGGGCATCTTGAATCAATACCGCAACGTGTCGCCAATCTACTAGCGGAGGAACCATGGCAACTATTCCCCTAATTCTGATGGTGCTGGCTGTCGTTCTGTTAGGTCTGGCAGCGTTCAAACTGGCGCCGGAACCGCCCCGTCTGTCCTACGGATGGTGCGGCCTGTTCATCTGGGCACTCGTCGAATTGCTCTACCGCGGCGCGCCGCTGTTGCATTAACCATGTCGCCCCTCGGTTTGATTCTTCTCATCATCCTGATCCTGCTGCTCGTCGGGGCGTTCCCGGTATGGCCGCACGCGGTCAACTGGGGCTATGGGCCGAGCGGCGTCCTCGGCATCGTCCTGATCGTCGTGCTGATCCTGCTGCTCATGGGGCGCTTATGATCTCCGGCTACCTCGTCGGCGACAAGGCAATGATCGCGCGATTCCAGGCGATGCCGGCGGCCGTCAAGTCGGCGCTGGATGATGAGGTGCAAAAGCTGGGCTATGCCTTGCAGCTACGGGTTCAACGAGATTACCTGCGCGGCCCGCGTCCTACCCGTCTGGGCGTCAAAACCGGGCGCCTGTTGCGTTCAATCACGCAGGGAGGGTCGGACAGCCGTAGCCGCTTTGAATCGACGGCCACGACCTCATACGCCTATGTGGGGACCAATGTCGAGTATGGGGCGCCGTGGGAGTATGGGTTCGCCAAGCGAGTGGGCGCGGGGGCGCGCGGGGGACCGCGGACGCTCATGGGCAAGGCGCTCGAAACCTACATTTCCAAGCATCCGCCGGGGACCAAGCAAATGGCTGCCCGGCCGTTCCTGCGCCCGGCGTTGGAGGATATGCGGTCGCAGATCGTCGAGCGGTTACAGAGGGTGCTTTCGGAAACCGCCCAACGGACGCTGAATCCATGAAGCGGCCCAAGTTCGCGCCGGTCTACATCATGCCGACCCTGATCGTGCGGGCGGTGCGCGCTGCCCTTGGCCTGCCTCTGCCGCCGGTCGCTGTCGTGTGGCGCCGTGTGCCCTGATGGCAACCCGCGAGCCTATCTATTCCGCCCTATGGCAACTGATCGCCTTCGATCCGCGCACACAGTCGGTGTTCAAGACGCTCTCCCGCTATACGCACCATTTCGCGCAGACGGCCTTGATGCCGGCGCTATTCATGCTAGAAAAGCGCGAACGCTGGGAGCGGATCGGGAAAGGCATTTCGCCGAAGCGAACTCTGGAAGCGCATCTGCTCTGCTATACGGATACCACGGACCCCGATTCCACGCCGCCCGCAATCGTCATCAATACGCTGATGGACGTGGTCGACGATGTGCTGACCACAGTCAACAATCCGAGCAATACACAGACGCTGGGCGGATTGGTCGAGCACGTCTATATCGAGGGCGACGTGATGATCGCAGAGGGACTATTGCAGGAAAACAGCATATTCGTCGTGCCGCTGACGATTTTATTGCCATGAGGGACGGCGATGACCACGGGCCGAAGATTCCGATTCCAGGCGCAGCAGGGGCGGCGATCTACATCGCATTGCAACGGCTGGCGACGCTGTGCGGCGAAGGCGGGATCACGATCAGAAAAGAGCGCGTAGCGGCGGGCGGCTACGTTTACACGATAGGCAACCACGAACCGCCGGAACGTCCGGCACGAAGGAGTTAGATCATGGCAGTCGACTTTTTTGGGGCAGGTGTACTTTTCGCGACGCCGACTTTCGATGCCAGTGGCGCGGCAATTGCGGTTCCGTCGCCGGTTCAATTCGGCATCGTGCAGGACGTGACCATCGACGATACGGCAGATATCAAGGAACTCTACGGGGCGAATCAGTACCCGGTGGACATCGGCCGCGGCAAAGCAAAGCTGATGATTAAGTGCAAGCAGGCGCAGTTCTCGGCGGAACTCTTTAACACGATCTACTACGGCCAAACGCTGACCGCTGCCTATCATGCGATCCTCGCCGATTCCGTTGGAACCTCCGTTCCGACCGGCGCGGGCGCAACCTCGGTTCACATCAGCCCGACGGCACCGACGGGTGGCACGAGCGCCTTTGTCGCTGACCTTGGCGTGCAGGACGGCAATGGCATTCCGTATGTTCGCGTGGCGAGTTCGCCGACCTCCGGCCAATACTCGCTCGGCACGCCGACAGCCGGCGGCGCGACGTACAGCTTCAGCGATTTGGACGTAGGCAAGGTTGTGTTCATCAACTACGAATACAGCAACGCGACCAATCCTGGCACCGGCAAGCTGCTGACGGTCAATAACATCCCGATGGGTCAGGTGCCGGTGTTCTCGGCGCAGTTCTTCAATACCCGTCGCGGGCGTTCGGTCTGGCGCAAGTTCCCGGCGTGCGTGGCGACGAAACTGTCGATGGATTTCAAGAACGACGACTTCGTGATTCCTGACTTTGAAATCGCTGCCTTTGCAGACAGCAACAACGTCGTGCAATATCTGTCCGAAAGCGAATAGCCGTGAGCAACGAAAGCGGCAACGGCAAATATCTGGCACTCCCCGGAAAGATTCCGGGGGTGCCGGTCAATCTCGGCGGCGCCGATTACATCCTCGCGCCTCTGAACCTACGGCAAGCGGAGGAATTGGAACCGGTCATCAAAGCATTAGGGGAAGCGACAGGCGGCGAAAGTCTGTCCTCCGCAATCAAGCGCGGCCTGCCGATCATCCTGGCGTCGCTGCAACGCAATTATCCCGACATGACCGAAGCCGATCTGTCCGAATTGATCGACCTCGGCAATTTTCATGCGTGCATCAATGCAATCACGTCATCGAGCGGATACACCAGGCAGGGGGAGCCGGTAGCGGCGAGCCGGTAGATTGGCCCGCGATGTACGCCTATCTGATCGCCGCAACGGGCTGGACATGGGAGTACATCGGGGAGTGGATGACACTTCCCCGCGTCTATGCTCTGTTCGATCATTGGAAGCAATGGCCGCCGATGCACATCACGGCGGCGCTATTCGCTGGCACGGTTAACTCGACGCAGCGCGCAGATTCGCGCCCGCGCGCGAGCGTGACGCCGATCGACAATGCGTCGATCACGAAGGATATGCACACCGATCCGCGCAAGTTGACATGGCGAGGCGTTCGCAATGGTTGATAGCGTAGAGGTAAAACTAGGCGCAGATGCAGGCCCGGCCAAATCCTCGATGGAGGATGCGTCGCGATCTATCGCGGCGTCGCTGAACGCCATCCAGAAGTCGCTCGAAAACTTCAGCACGACCAACAAGAGGGCGACCGATCAGGCGATCAAGAACAACGCCGACCTCTCTCGGACATTCCTTGAACTGAAGGCCAGCGCGACCGGTGGATTC